TCGCGATCAACGGATCGCCGGGGCGCGACCTCCCGAGTTGGCTATACGACTATGTCGCCCGCGCATAGGGAAGAAAGTCGGGCACTTCATGCCATTGCAGTAGAGTTTGTTAAAAAATGGGACGAGGTCGAGAAATTCAGCTCTGATGACGTGGCAAAACGGATTAAACGAACTTAACCGCCGCACAATGAGCGGGGCCGACTTTGCAATAAATAATTTTTCGGGATAGGGTCCGCGCGTTCAGGGGAGTTTGTGGGCATTGTGGTCTACGGCCGATGGCCGACGACTCAGCGCCTGCTGTTGATACGACATCGACGCCGCCAGTCTCCTCACCCGAGCCGGCAGCATCTCCACCTGCGTCGACCGGTGAAACTGCTCGTGCGCCATCACCAAGCGCACCATCTCCTCCAACTGAAAGTCAGGGCGAAACCCGAGAAACCTTGCTGCAGGCTGTGCAGAAGGCAGTCCCCGAGCTGCGAACCTCACAGTCAGATCAGCAAGAACCGGGAGGCGTTCCGCTCGCGCCCGCGTCAACATCTGAAACGGCCAAATATCCCGACAATGCTCCTTCCGGCGACGGTGACTTGCCGGAAGACGTATCGCCGGAAGAGCTGTCGCAATTTCCACCCGCGTCAAAACGACGTGTCGAAAAACTTCTCGATCAACGAAAAGCATTACGCGCAGACGTCGAACGACTGAAAGCACTCGAGCCGAGCGCCAAGGCGGCCGCGAGTGTCACGGAATATCTCAAGGCCAACGACATCGGCCAGGATGATTTTCTGCTGACGCTCGAGCTCGCCGCGGCGATGCGGCGCGGGGACTTCAAGACGTTCTACGAGGGTGTCCGCCCGTACATGCAGCTGGCCGAGGAATACCTCGGCGTGCAGCTCCCGCAAGATCTGCAGCAGCGGGTTGCTGAAGGTCACATGACCACGCAGGCCGCGCGTTTGTTCGCACGCGAGCGCATGGACCGGGCACTGGCCGAAAGCCAGCGCGTCCGCCAGGCGCAAATGTACGACCAGACGACGACTGCGCACGCCCAGGAACAACTCGCCAATTCGGTGCGCGATGAGGTGAACCGGTGGGAACAGGCAGTGATGAAGGCCGATCCAGATTATGTGAAGCGAAAACAAGCCGCTGTGCAGGACACGATGTGGGCGGTCGTCCGAGAAAGAGGGCGACCGCAATCGCCGGAACATGCCGTCGCCATCGCCAATGAAGCGTTACGGCGTGTGAACCAGCACTCCAATGCTTGGGCGCCTCCGCGACGTCCAACATCGAACCAACCGCGCAGCACAGGCACAACCAACGGCGCGGCGCCGGAAGCCAAAACCCTGCTGGAAGCAGTGCGATTTGCGCGAGAAAGCGCGCGCGTCTGACATAGGGCGCAACAAAAATGCCAGTGTATACCCAGCCGTTGCTGGATCACATCACAACGGCTGCGCTGGATTGGTGGCTCAACAAGGGCACAGCATTCCAGAACGCGATCCAGGAGAAGCCGCTCCTGGCGATGATGGAGTCGAAGGCCAAGACGTTTCCCGGCGGCAAGGGAGACATCGTGGTTTCGGTGAAGGGTGACTACGGCAACACCGCAGCTCCCGGTACTGGAGACAAACTCGTTGGCTACGAACTTTCTGATAGCGTCCTGTACTACACTCCCGCCAACCTCAAGCAGGCGCGCTTCCCCTGGAAGGAAATGCACATCGGCATTTCGCTGACGCACTCGGAGCTCAAGACCGATGGCATCAGCATTGTCGAAGGCACTTCCGACAGCAACTCAACCAGCGAACATTCCGGTCGCGACGACACCGTCCTGGTCGGGATCCTCAACGATGCGCTCGAGGATCTGAGCGAGCAGTACGCGCGCTCGCTCAACAACCTCCTGTGGACGAACGGTGTCGCCGACGCAAAAGCACTCGCGGGTATGGCGGCGCTGATCACCGACGCACCCGGCGCCGGTGTCGTCGCCGGCATCGATCGTGCGCTCAAGCCGTGGTGGCGCAATCGCGCCTACACAACGGCGATGGGCACCGCGGTCGGCACAACGCCGGCACTTGCGGCATGGGGTGGTGCTCCGATCACCAGCTCAGCCACGGGTGGCGGCGCGCTCATCACGTTGCTGCAGAAAGAGTACCGCCAGCTCTCGCGTTACGGCGGGCGGCCGAACTGCGGCTACTGCGGCAGTGACTGGCTCTCGGCTCTCGAGACTGAGCTGCGGGCCAACGGCAACTACTCGATGACGGGATTTGCCAGCGGCAAGGACGTTTCGGTCGGCACCATCAGCTACATGGGCACCGATTTCGAGTACGACCCGAGCCTCGACGATCTCGGCAAAAACAAGAGGTGCTACTGGTTCGACAACAGGGATATTTTTCTGGTCAAGATGGACGGCGAGTGGCGTCACCAACACTCACCGGATCGTCCGCCGGACAAATACGTCCTGTATCGCGGTCTCACCTCCACCGGGCAGCTTGCTGCGCGGCGGCTCAACTCGGCGGTGGTCATCGACATCGCCTGACAAGACTGAAGACCGCGGTGGTTTGTCGGCAGACCCCGCAGCGGTCTTCTCTCGCCGGGACTGGCTCCAACCAACACCAGTCCCGGCGTCATCTGCCAACCGGAAGGACAACGAATGTCAAAAGTAAAAATGCACTGGTGCGCCGGCAAAGTGAACCTCTCCGGTCAGGGCTTCACCGTCATCTGGTTTGATCAGCACAACCCGGTCAGCTGGCCGGAAGCACAGGTGATGATGGCGGTGCATGGCGAGGAGAACGTCTACGACCTCAAGCCGGTCGCAATCGGCGAGACGACGATCGCCGAGGAGAAGGAGCGGCTGGCGATCAAATTCGGCTGGAAGCCGGTCGAGCATGTTTTCCCTGGCCGCAATCCGCGCATGGAAACGCTGATGCCGGCGCACGAGCAGGCACTGCCGCCGGCCGACGAGTACGGCCAGATCACCGGCAAGATCGCCGAACCCAACGGCAACGGCCATCCGATCGAGGAGCCGCCGCCGGCAAATCCGGTGCCACCGCCGCAGCCGGAAGACGACGAAGACGAGGAAGACGCCGCCAAGGTAACCGACGCCCCGATCGCGTCGGCCGTGTTCAAGCCTGGCCGACATCCGCGACCGGGTGCCTAGATGCCGGTCGGCGTGACACTGAGTGAACTGCGCACCGATCTGCGTGCCGAGACCGGGCAGTCGCTGACCATGTCGCAGGGCGTGCAGTCGCAGCTCACGCAGGACAACCAGCTCAACCGGCAGCAGACCGAGCTGTGGGACGCCTGGCACTGGCCGCACCTGAGCTACTGGGTGGACAAGCCGTATTCGGCCGGCCAGGACACCTACGATTTTCCCGCCGACATGCCGTTCGACCAGATCGTGCGCATCATGATCGCCGAGGGCGGCAGCGGCGGCTGGAAGATGCTGCGCTACGGCATCCAGGCCTACGACACCGGCCCCACCGCGTCCCCCGGCACGCCGATCCGCTGGGGCAACCAGGTCACGGTGGTCAACGGCAAGACCGATCCGGTCGGCAAGATGCTCCTCGTCCCGACGCCGACCGGTGCCGGCACCATGCGTTTTGTCGGCCAGGCGCCGTGCAACCGCATGGTCGACCCGACCGACATCTGCGTGATCGATAGCAAGGCGATCGTGCTGTTCGCCGCCGCCGAGATCCTGGCGTTTCAGAAAGTCGAAGCAGCTGCACTGAAACTGACGAAAGCTCAGAATTATTTGCGCAAGCTCCTGCAGAACAGCGGCGCCGACAAACGATCGAACTACAACATGGGCGGCAGCGCGCGCTCATCCGGCATTGATCACTTCGGCGCGCGGCCCTATCGCAATTACGTTCCCGGCATCGACTACATCCCCTCGTGAGGTGCGATGCCATATTTTACGATCACCGACTTTGCTGCCGGCCTCGATCTGCGTCGGTCGTCGCTGACGGCGCCCGCCGGCACGCTGCGCAAGCTGACCAACTGCCACGTCACGCCCGGCGGCGAGATCGAAAAACGGTTTGCCTTCGTCCCGTTCTTTAGCGTCCCCGCCAACAGCAAGGGACTGCTCGAGCTGCAGGGCAAGCTCTACACTTTCGTCCCCGGTGGCTCGACCACCACCGATCCGGTCGGCCCCTGGGACGTCGGCACGATGGAGCTCAACTGCTCGAGCATCGAGCAGATCATCGACTACGATTTCTTCGTCAACAAGGTGTTTGTCGTTGCCTACGTCGACGGCAACACCACCGATCCCGTTCATTTCTTTGACGGCATCGTGGTGCCCGACGCGCACGGTCTCTACGTCCGCACCTACAAAAACAAGATCTTCTCGGTGGAGAAAAACATTTTGTGGTTTTCCGCCGATGGCGATCCGACCGTGTGGGACGATCTGGCCGACCCGACCGCGGGCTTCATCGACCTGGGGATCGGTGACAGCGACATGAGCGATGCGCAGGCGCTCGAGGTCTATTACGACAAGCTGGCGATTTTCTCGAAGACCGCCTCGCAGCTCTGGGTGATCGATCCCGATCCGGTGCAGACCAATTACGCGCAGACATTGCGCCAGGCCGGCACGGTGGCACCGCAGTCGGTGCTCTCCTACGGATCCGGCGACGTGCTCTATGTGGCGCCTGACGGCATCCGCTCGCTGCGCGCGCGCAATGCCTCGCTCGCCGCCTCGGTGTCCGACGTTGGTTCGCCGCTCGACCCGCTCATGCAGGCGCTGTTCCGCGCGCAGGGCGAGCCGTTCATGAGCCAGATCATCTCCATCCTGCAGCCGGTCACCGGGCGGTTCTGGGTGATCCTGCCCGATCGCGTCTTCATCCTGTCGGCGTTTCCCGGCCCGAAGATTTCGGCCTGGTCGCAGTACCTGCCGAGCGTCGAGGTCGACGGCGTCGATGTGCAATTCTCCATCACCGCCGCCTGCACGCACCGCCAGCACGTCATCGTGCGCGATACCAACAACACCATCATTTCGTACGGCGGTGCTGACGATACCGGCATCTGGATGGATGCCTGCCCGGTGGAGGTCGAGTTTCCGTTTTTGTCGGGCGACAAGCCGGCCACGCAAAAGAGCTATCACGGCATTGACGCGGCGGCGACCGGGCAGTGGTCGGTCTACGCCGCCACCAATCCCGAGGACGAAACCGCCGAGGACTATCTCGGCGAGATCATCGGCGCGAGCTTCATGCAGGGGCGCTTTGCCATCGAGGGGCGTTCAACGCACATCTCGATGCGGCTGCGCTCGGCGGTCGACGGCCCGCTGACGTTGTCCAACCTCTCGGTGCATTACGACGGCGCGGAGCAATCATGATCACGATCGAAAAAGCAAACTTTGGTTCTATCCTCTACATCGTATCGAATTTGCGTGAAGGCGATCGCATCGAGTTCATGGCGACCAACCCGAAGCTTGACCCCGTCGAGGTCACTCGACGCATCATGGGCCACGCGGAGATGGCATTTATCGCAATCGACGATCGCGTGCCCGTGAGCTGCTGGGGCTTGATGCCGATGTGGCCCGGCGTCGGCTACGCCTTCTGCTTCGGCACCGACGACTGGGGCAAGGTGCTATTGGCGATGACAAGGCACGTCCGCCGGTTTATGGTCCCGCTACTGCTGGACAACGGTTTCCATCGCGTCGAAACGCGCAGCCTGGCGAGCCGACAAGACGTAGGGCGCTGGCTCGAGATCTTCGGTGCAGAGGCGGAAGCTGTCCTGCGTGGCTCCGGCGCACGCGGCGAAGATTTCATTCTCTTCAGGTGGCTCAGTGATGAGCACCGGCCAGCGCAGATCCCTCATCCGGTTAGCGGCGATCGACATTCGCCTGGCGACGATCGAGGACGTCGACGAGCTCGTGATGCTCGCGATGACGCTGCTGCGCGAGAGCCCGACCTACCTCAAACTGTTTTCGTGCGATCCTTCGGCGACGACCAAGTATCTGCGCGCTGCGATCTCGACCGGTGTCTGTCCGCACATCGTGGCGGTGCATGATGGGAGGATCATCGGCGTGATCTCGTATTCGCTCGACGGCTCCTTCTCCAACTACAAGTGCGCGGTGATGGGCGAGCTGTTCGTCTATCGCGAGTTTCGCGGCACGCCGGCGGCCCGCATGCTGACCTGGACGGCGATGGATCTCGCCCGCGGCGACGGTGCCACCGCCATGCACATCCCGATCGCCGGCGGGCACGAGGCGGTGCCGACACTGAAGAACATGCTGAGAAAATTCGGCGCCGAGGAGATCGGCGTCATTTATCGAAAGGTGCTGTGATGGGCGGAAAATCCGGTTCGTCGAACAACCAGATGCTGATGTTCGAGATGCAGCAGGCGGCGGAAGCCAAGCAGAAGGAGGCCGAGCGCCAGGCGCGGCTCGAGCAGGGCAAGGGAGCGATCGACCAGCTGTTCAACAGCGCCGGGTTCGATCAGGCCTTCTACGACAAGTACAAGAACGCCGAGCTCAGCAACGCGGAAGACCAGCTGCAGACCCAGTTCGACAAGCAGGCAACGCAGAACCGCTACAGCCTGGCGCGCGCCGGTCTGTCGCGATCGAGCGCGGCCAACCAGGTCAAGGCCGATCTGTCATCGCAGAAGGATTTTCAGGACATCGGGTTCCGCACCAAGGCCGATCAGGACGTCGCCGCGCTGCGTTCCGGCATCCAGGGCCAGCAGCAGGCCGCCTACAACCAGCTGTTTGCCACCGAGGATCCCGGCGTGGCGGCCGAGAGCGCGGCCGGCGCCATCAAGTCATCGGCGGCGGCGCAGCCGACGCTGCAGCCGCTCGGCGAACTGTTCAAGCCGCTGGTCATCGGCTCGATCTCGGCCGGGCAGAACCTGCTCGACCAGTACACGGCGAACAACCCGAGCATCGGCAGCGGTAGCCGCCGCGCGCCGGCGGTTTCCTACACCGGCGACAACGCAGCGTGATCGATCATGTGTGAACCAATGCTCATGGGGGTGATCGGCGCCATCGGCTCGATCGGCTCCGCCATTGCCAGTTCGTCGGCGCAGGCGTCGGCGATGCGCAAGCAGGAGGACGCCAACGCGCAGTGGGCGGCCTACCAGAAGAGGGCGCGCGACGAAGCCAACGTGCGCGAGGAGCAACTGCGCCAGCAGGCCGAGGCCGCGCGGCAGAACACGCTCGGCGAGCTCACGCCCGACAAGCAGAAGGCGGCGCAGGACACCGAGCAGCAGCGCCTGCAAAAGGACATCACGCCGGTCAACCTGCAGGGCCAGCAACCGGTGGTCGGCGACGAGCTGCTCGCGGGCTTGAAGGGTGCGGCGCCCGAGGTGCAGCAGGATCTCACCGCGCGGATCAATTCCGCCTCGCAGGACGCGCGCAAGCGCATCGCCAACCTCGCCACCATCCAGTCGTACGGCGACAGCCAGTTCGGTCTGCAGAACCGCGCGCAGGATCTGTTCAACCAGTCGGGGCAGACCATCCGCCTCGCCGGCGACGAGCGGCAGGGCAACCTGGCCGCATTGGGCGTGGCTGAACAGGTCGAGCCGGCCAAGATCACCACCACGCCGTCACCGTTTGGTGGCATCGCATCATCGCTCGCCAGTCTTGCCGGCAAGGGCATCACCAGCGGGTTCAGCGGCACCGGTAGCGCTTTCGGGAACTAGCAGATGGCACAATTCTGGACCGAGGATCCATCGATCGGCAACGCGCTCGCCGGCCTCGCCGACAGTTTCTCCTACAAGAGCCAGCTCGCGGCGGCGAACTCGCTCGAGGATCTCAAGAAGAAGCGCGCGCAGGCTGCAGCAGCGACCGCGGCCGACGCCGCCAACCGGGCGATGGTGGGTGGGTGGCAACCGCCGACCGTGGATCCGCAAACGCCGTACCAGGAAGCCTGGGTGAACAGCAGCGGTGCGCGCGGCAGCGAGACCGTGCCGCTGACGGGGCCGCAGCCGCTGCGCGCTTATACGCCCGACATCACCGCGGCCGATGCCAACGTCACCGCCCAGGCGCAACAGCAGCGCAACGCAGAATTTGAGCGGGTGCGTGCCAAGCAGCTCGCCGATACATCGCTCGGCTACCAGCACGTCACCAGCATGGGCGACGTCGCCACCAACGCGCCGAAGATGGAGGCGCAGACGCGGCTCGATCTGACCGGCGTGCCGAAGACGTACGAGGACCAGGTCAAGATGCAGACGCAGCTCACCGGCCAGCTGCCGATGCTCGACGTCAAGGGCACCACCAACAACTGGACGGCAACGGATCCCGACACCGGCAAGGTAAGCAGCGGTCAGACGCGCGACGGCAGGACCGACCTCAACACCGGCCGCCCGCTGCCCCCCGGTGCGCTGAAGATGGGTGATGTTTCGGCCGATCAGTCTCCGTTCAAGGATGAAGGCGCGCGGCTCAAAGCGCTCGCAGACCTGACCAGAAAGGCGACGATCGGTCAGCAACCACTGAGCCTCGACGAGCAGCAGCGGGCCGGCATTATTCTCGGCACCCAGTTCCCCAATGTGCAGAAGGTCGAGAAGGATGACGCCGGCAACATCCGCATCGTGCGCTACGACGAAAAGGTGGCACCACCGGTCTACGGCCCACTGATCGCGCAGCTCAATGTCGGGCTCGGTGTTCGTCCAGCTGCGCCGGCACCAGCGCAGTCTGCGCCAAATGTGCCACCACCGGCACCGGAGCCTGGCGTAACAACTGGACCGATGCCGGCAAGCCCGGCAGCGCCGGCACCCGCAGACACAAAACCGATCGTGCCGGCCGGCGCGCTCGCGCCCAACACGCCGGCGGTGAGTGCGCCGATCGTCCAGGGCAGCGGCGATCCGCAGCTCAAGGAGGTGCTCAACCATCCGACCGTCAAAGGCGCGATCGACGCCACCCGCGCCTACAACGAAATGGTCAAGGCGAACGAAGCCAACACACCGGAAGCCGCGCTGCACATGATCTACATGCTGGCGAAGATCTACGACCCGAACAGCGTGGTGCGCGAGGGCGAGGTGGCGACGGCGCAGAACACGAGCCCGGCGGCAGAAAAATGGTGGGGACTTTATCAGAAGCAGCTCGAGGCCAAATCACCTCTGAGCGAACGCGCCAAGGCGTCGTTCCTCGAAGAAGGCTACAAGGCAGCGCAGGCGCACTACGACGCAGCCGCACCGCTGGTTCAGTATGCCGGCGAGCGCGCGCAGCGGCTTGGCCTGGATCCGCGCAACGTCACTGTGCCGCTGCAGGCGCCGCAGCGACAAGGCCCGGCACCTGCAGCAACGGCGCCGCCTGCAGCGCCGCGGTCGACTGAGGTCAGGCCGGCCGATCGCGAGGCGATCGCCTGGGCGCGGGCAAATCCGAAGGATCCTCGATCGGCACAGATCTTGAGGCAGAACGGATTTTAACGATGGCCTTTGATCCAGATGCATATCTGGCTGAAACGTCACCGCCGGCGGCCGCCGGCGGTTTTGATCCCGACGAGTATCTCAAGAAAAAAACAGCCGAGGCATCAGCGGGACCAACCATGGCCGGCCGTGTGGCCAGTTTCCTCGGTGCGCCAAGTCCAGAGCAACCTGACCCTTACGGCGCCAATGCCACCATCGGTCGCGTTGCCACCGGCGTTGTTGGCGGCATCCCCGACCTGGCAATCAAGGTCCAGAACGCCGGCCTCAATCCGTTCGACATGCCTGGAGCGGTGGCCGACAAAATCATGGCGAGGTTTGGCTACACCCCGCCAGAGAAAACCAAAATCCCCGAGGTGACGCCGTTGTTGCGTCAGGCCACCGGCACGCCCGAGCTGCCGGCCGATGCTTCAGGCACCAGGCGCTTCCTCGAGGGAGCTGCAACGGTGGCGGCTGGAGGCGGCGCTCAGGGCGTCGGTCGCGCCATTGCTGCGACGGTCCCGGCCGGCGCAACTGCCGGCACCGCCGCCATCTTGCCGGCGGCTGTGGCAACAGCGCGCAACATCGTCGCCCCCGTCGTTGGCTCCGAGGTCGGCGGCAATATCGGCGAGAAGGTCGGCGGCGAAAAAGGCCAGGTGCTCGGATCTTTGCTCGGCGGCCTTGCCGGCAGCGCACCGAGCCCCAGCTCGCTCGTCGAGCGCTACTACGGCGCCCACGCGCGGCCGGATGCGCCGGCGATCGCCGCCAAGGCCAAGGCGGAAAACATGGATACAACGGCCGGCATGCTCGGCAACGAAAGGATCCAGAACCTCGAGCGTGACATTGCCAACCGCGGCGTGTTGCCGGGTCTCGATAATCCTGTCGTCAACGCACGCGAGCGCACCCTGGTGCAGGCCCGCGAACGCGCCGACCAGGCTGCAGCCGATCGCGGCGCCATGCATCCATCGCCGACGCCAGGCACGATCGGCGAGAACGTGCTCACTGCTGCCGAGCAGACCGCGCAAGGGCTACGCGGGACGAGCTCGGCCGGCCAGCAGGCGCTGATCGATCGCGTCACGCCGGAGGCGCCGGTCAATGTCTCCCCGGTCTATGCAGCGCTGAAGGCTGAGATCGCGAAAACATCACCGGATGTGGCGAGGCCCATGCAGGCACGCCTCGATGCGCTCGAGCAGATGATGCCGCGTGATCAAACCGGCCGGGTCGCCCCTGGGCCCAACGGCGAGATCAATGTGCCGTATCAGCGCATGAAAGACTGGCGCAGCAATCTTGGCCGCGGCACGCAGGTGCAGGAGCCGCTGCCGGCCGGGCACCTTGACCAGATCTATGGAGCAGTCACCGATGCGATGCGCGAGACCGCAGCTGCGCACGGCGTTACGCCGGCGGAATTTAATGCGGTGCAAGGAACGACGCGCACCCTGACTGGATCCGGCGGGCCGGTGAAATACTTTGAGAAGATCGCCGGCAAGGAAGGCACATCAGGCGAGCGGGTTGGCGCCATGCCGCCCGAGCGCGCGTTCAATCGCGTCGTCGACGAGCAGAACCCCGAAGGCTTGCAGCGGCTCGAGCAGCATGCACCGCAAGCGCTCGATCGCATTGCCGGCGACACGCTGCGCTTACGCGCGCAGGAGACGCTCGGCCAGGGCGGCACCGGCGGCAGTGGTGCGCCGATCGAAGGCATCAGGGGCGGTGGCGCCCGAGGTGCGGCTAACTTTGCCAACTGGTGGAACAGTATGAGCCCCGAGGCGCAGCGCATCCTGGGCGGCAATCGGCGGGGGACGATGCAAAACCTCTCCGAGCTGATGAGCGCCTTCAATTATCCGACCCGGCAGACCGGGTTGGGGCGAGCTGTCGGCGGCGCGGTCGGCGGCCTGGGCGGACGCCTTGCTGTGGCTCACACGCTCGGCGAAGGGGCCGCCGCGATTGGTTTGCCAAGATCCGTAGGCTTGGGTGCCGGCTATTTTGGTGTGGCGCCGCTCATGAATTATCTGCACGGCCGACTGCTCGAGAGCGGCGCGGCGCGGCGCGGCATGGCCGGCGACTATTCGACGACCGGCACGCCGACAATCGCTGATCTGATCGCGCAGCTCACTGCAGCAGGGAACGCAAACCGATGATTGACCGCAGTCAGTTTCTCGACGAACTGCGCCGCAACCCCGATCTCATGCATCGCATTGCCGTGATCACGGCCGGCGAGGTGAGCGCCAGTGCGCCGATCTCCAAGCAGATCCTGCAGGCCGAGACGATCTTCAACCGCGCGATGGCGCGCGGCCAGACGCTCGAGCAGGTGATGCAGGAACATCGTTTCAAGGGTGATGCCGGCTACTACCCGCCCGAGACGTTCACGAACGGCGAGAAATCATTAGCGCGCAACGGCGGCGAGGCGCGCTTCAAGGAACTGGTGCTCAAGCCGGTGATCAACGGCTCCGACGTCGGCACGCAGACATTGGGTTTTGCGCCGACCGGGAATGCCTCCGAAGGCACCAATCGTTTTGCCTCCAGTCGCGCCGCGCGCGGCGTCTACTCACAATACAAATGGCATCCTGACGGCAAGGAAATGTACGTCCAGGAGGCCGGCTCCGGTGATCGCAACGAGCGGATCATGGCCAAGCGCACCGGCGCACAACCGACCCAGCTCGCTGACCAGCTACCGGGAGGCGCGCAGCCTGCCGGCTACGAGGGCGTCAACTACGCCACGCCGCGGCAGACACCGGAAGAGGCCGCGAACACCGCGCAACTCAAGCGCCACTATGGCGCCGGCTATCAGCCGCCTGGCGTGGTTGACGTCGCTAACCCTGCAGCGCCGAACCTCGCGCAGATCCCGCTGCCGCCACAGCGGCCGGGCGGCGCCGGGCCAGGAGCTGCTGCGACTGCAACGGCAGCAGCGCCGGCAGCACCGTCCATCGCTGATGGACTAGCCAACCTGACGATCGACGAAGCGCAGCGCGGCGGCGGGACGGCGCCGGCGCCCGAGCCGCTGGTCGCGCAGGCGCCGCCAGTTGCGACACCGCCGGCCACACCGCAAACAACGACGACGGTGTCGGCGCGATCGACAACGCCGCCGCGGCCGGTTGCTTCGCTCGGTGATCGCATTATCGCGGCCATGGGTCCGCGCGGCGGCGGCCGATCGAGCTACATCGATCCCGGTACAGGTCACCAGATCCTCAACCCCGGCGGTTCCGGCGAGGAGGGCATGGGGATCACACGAGATCTGGGGCGGCCTTCATCGCCTCCCGGCGGGGCACAACCCAGATCGGCGGCTCGACCGGCTAGTCCTCGCGCGGCCGAGCCGTCGCCTGGCTTACGCGACATGGCGCAGGAGCCATACACGCGCGCGACCGTGCCCGACATTCTCGCGCCCGAGAACAACACGCGCCGCACCGTGCCCGACATCCAGACCGACATGAGAACGCCGGCCGCGCCAGCGCCTTCGGTGCCGTTCGACGAGAACGACATGCAGCGGCGCAATGCCTTCGACCGGCCGGGGCTCAAGCCGTTCGACACAACAATGTTTGACGTGAAACCATCCGACCAGCAGCGACCGCTCGGCGATTTCACGCCGGCGCGACCTGTGCAGGCAGATTTTGTCACCGAGCTCTCGCGCGCGCTGCGACTGCCAACACGGCAAAACGCGAGCGTGCCGCCACCCTCGGCCACGCCATTCCCCCTCGCGCCGGATGCCGCGCGAATGCTCGCGCCGCCAACGAGCGGTCCCGCCCCGACGCTGCCCCGATCGCTGGAAGACCGCTCAGTGGCCCCCGCATTCGGAGGTAGACCATCACCGCTGCCGTTTACGCCGAGGACAACGGGCGAGCAGCTGCTCGGGCTGTCGCCGTTCACGCCCGGCGCCGGCGGATCCGCAACGCAGCCGCCGGTGACGGTGGAGCAGCGACCCACGCAGCCGGACACCAACATGCCGGCGCAGGCCGCGCCGGCGGTTTCGCCGGTCGCCGGCGGGCCGAACCTGTCGCCGTTTGATCAGTGGCCACCGCCATGGTGGAATTTTGCCGGCGGCGATTTCGGTGGGGATTTTGGCGCGGGCTTCGGAGGTGGCTATGACTTCGGTGCCTTTGGTTAAGATCGAAAGTTTTTAATTGTGGGATTATATAACGTGGGATTATAGTACCTCCTCTCTGGGGGTACCATCATGGATTTACTGGGCTGGCTGGCGGTGATCGCGATCACCGCGGGGTTGACGCTTTTCTTTTTCGTGGCACCGCAGTGTCCCGACGCTGATCATCAGTCCGTAAGGATCGGTTCAGTCCTGCTGGCGGGCTGCACCAAATGACGCTGCTTTCCGCCGCCGCAGTCATCGGGGCCATCTGCCTTTTCATCATCGTGTTGATCGGTTGGTTGCTGCTGAAACTGGACACGCCCGGTGACAATTAAGCCGGGGACCAAGTGGTTGGTCATTTTCGCCGCGTGGTTGGTGATGGCAATGATCCTGTCGGCGTCACCCGCAAGGCAGGTGCTGCGCTGGCCGACCGATATCAACACGCCGATCGACTAAGGCAGCAGATAAACGATTACCGCGATGATCACATTCCGCGGCCAAGTCACCACAGTGTGTCAGCTAGCTCACCTCGCGTCGAACCTTGTGGGCCTCAAAGTAATACTCGTCGCCGTTATCATCGAAACGACAGATGACCCAATACGGTCTTTTTTCATCGACGCCGACGACGCGGTAATCATCGGCCCGTTTCCCGACAAGCTCTCTGCTGGCCTGCAGTTGCAGTTGGTAATCCCAGTAATTGCGGTAACAGCCCCACATCACCCACGCCAGCACACATAGTCCAATCATCAGTTCAGTCACTTTTATTTCTCCAATTTTTTGATGGCGTAGTTGCCGGTCTTCCCGGTGGCGATCAGGTAGCGCAGGAAGCGCGCCACCGGTCCCGGCACGGTGCGCTGGTCATCGCGCCAGCGCCGGTGCGTCTTCTCGTCGATGCCGAGCAGGGTCGCCGCGTCGAGCCGCGACAGCCCGAGCTGCTCGATCGCCTTGGTGTACTGGTCACCGCTCATGTGGACGTTTTTGTCGAGGGTCATGCTGCGTACCTTTCCATCACGCGGATCACGGTCTTTGCTGACCACGGCCGGCCGGTCGGCGTGGCGACCTTGCGTGTGTTGAGCTCGGCGGCGATCGCGCGGGCTGACCCGAAGATGCCCCGCAATTCTTCGATCATCGGGAACAGCTCCTTGGCGCGGGCCGCGGCGAGCTCACGGTTCTTGTCGGCCTGCTTCTGGTTGCCGAGCTTCACGCCACGCGCCTTGGCGCCGGCGAGGGCAACCTTGGTGCGCTCGGAGATCATGCGGCGCTCCTGCTCGGCGAGCGCTGCGTAGATGTGCAGCATGAACGGGTCGGCGTTGGCGCCGAGGCTTGCGACGATGAAGGGCACCTTCTGCGCCATCAGCGAGGCGATGAAGGCAACGTCGCGCGAGAGGCGATCGAGCTTGGCTACGCAAATTGCCGCCTTTATCTTTTTTGCTTCCTTGAGAGCTGCAGCCAGATGTGGCCGGCGATCGAGGGCATCGCTGCCCTTGCCGGTCTCCACCTCGTGGTACTCGGCAACGATCTGCAGGCCTTCGGTCTTGGCGAATGCCTCAACGGCCGCGCGCTGCGCCTCGAGCCCCAGGCCGGAACGGCCCTGCTGCTGCGTCGACACCCGGTAGTAGGCAATCAGCGTTTTCATCGATCTCTCCTGTCCAGGCCAGGAATATAGGGCCAACGGCCCACAGGGTCAATAGGTAGGGGGGTTGACGAGGCTGGGCCAATGGCCCATACTGGCTCATCAACAACAGGAGAAGACCATGCGTAAGAACGACCTCAGAATACAGATCAACCTGGCGCTCGCCAGTCTCGATCGCGGCTGGAAGGGCGCCACCAAAGGCCTGACCGTCGCGCAGATGAAAGACATGCTCCAGGATCTGCGCCGCGAGCAGATCGCCCGCGGCATCATCAAGCCGCGCGCCGGCGAGCGGGACGTCGTCCTCGAGGTGTCCGATCACGGCACCGTCGTCGGGTTCTCCCCGAAGAGCGAGGCCGCCGACGAGCTGCTGCACTCACTCGGCGCCAGCGCGTACCAGTGGATGGGCAACACGCTCTACATGGATCACCGGGTCGCCCAGGACTTCATCGCCCAGGTGTCCGAGGAGGGCGGCAAGTTCGTCGGATAGATCGAGCTCCAGGCCCAACGACAAACCCCCGCCTCTCGGCGGGGGTTTTTGTTTGTGCGAACAAGCTGTGAACTCAACTGAGAAACCGATTGAGAAACTTTGAGAAACCGGGTGAGAAACCGTTGGTACTGCTACAAAAACACTAATGCAGCAATTTTGTATATTTGTAATTGGATCAACGGTTTCTCAGTCCTGGTTTCTCAGTTTCTCAGTCATGTGACCGCATGTCGTTCCTGCTGCGGTCCAATTCGTTCGCGTCCGTTCTCAAACAAAAACCCCGCCGGGCTGGCGGGGTTTGGTCTTCTTATTTCACCCGGCGGATGCCGGCAGCCTTGCGTTTGTCCGCCTTGTCCTTCGCCTCGATCGCGTCGTTCCATTTGCCCACCACCATCTCGTTCATGGCAACGCGGTTGGCGTGTTGCGAGTAATAGTCGGCCATCTCGTTTGAGCGGTGACCGGTGACCGTCTTCACGCCGGCGCTGCCGACCATGAGCTGCGCGACCTCCGAGGCAGCGTTCTTGCGCAGGCTGTGCATCGAGATCGAGCGCTGGCCGCGCTTGGCCAATCCGATCTTGATCAGGTGGTTGCGGATCGACTGGCTCAGGCACATCGCGTCTGGCCAGGGCTTGCCCAGCGAGCTGGTCAGGATGGTCTCGCCGGTTCGCGGCGCAGCCAGGAGAGCGTCGAGCAGCGGCTTGGGGCAAAGGTGATAATTCGGCAGCGGGTCGGGGAGGGCGTCGGTCTTCTCTGGCGTGACCCAGATGCCTTTGCCGTCGAATTGCGACCACAACATCTTCACGCAGTCGCCGCCGCGCTGGGCTCCGAAATGCAGCAGCAGCTTGGCGAGCTGGAGATGCTCGGGCGCGGTCTGCATGAACAGCGTCTGCTCGGCATCGGTCCACGGGCGCGCCGGGCGCTTCGCCTTGTAGCGCAGCGTTGCCTCCTCGACCGGGTTGGCCATGCCCTTGATGCGAAACTCGGGATGCTTTTTGCAAGCGCGCCAAATATTGGACAGCAAGAAGATCTGCCGGTCAGCAGCGGAGGCGCAAAACTCTTTCGTGATCTTCTCGCTGTAGATGTCGATGGCATCGCTGTCGAGATCAGCGAGGGCGGTGCCGCCGAGGTATAAGCCGATGATGTCGAGCGGCTGCGCGTAGATGCGCTTGGTGCTGTCCTTCAGCTCGAGATACTCCAGCGATATCTTGTACTGTGCGATGCCCTTGCCGATCGTCCCGTCACCGTTGACCGGACGAACCACCGGCGCCTTTGCCTTCGGCCGCGGTTGGCGTTTGATCGACTTGAGGCACTCTGCGTACGCGCGCTTGAACTCGATTGAAGTTTCATCGGAAGGTAGGGGCGCTAGCCTGCCGTCGACCGGCGAGCGAAAATAAACGTAGGGCTTACCTTTTGCGATTTTTCGGTTCAGGTAATCCAATGGCTTCTTTGACATTCGGTCTCTCTCTCAGAATGCGATGCACAGTGTTCTGAGCATCATTGTCCTTCAGGTTGTCGAAGGCCGCATCGAGATCGAAACGATCCCACACCGTAACGCCGCGCGGGCGGATTGGCTGTGGCATCGTCCCCTCCTCAACCATGCGCAGGAATGTCGTCTCAGACAAACCAACGTAGGCTGCAGCCCTCTCAGACCGAAGACCGCGCGGTGGATAAGCAAGGCGATCCTGTAGCTTTTCCGCCGGCACCATCTAGGCCTCCACACAGGTTACAGGGCCATTGGCCCAGGGTCAATGGGGGGTTGCCTGGCGGGGATGCGCTGTCCTTCCCAAGACCACACCCTCGCCAGGCCTCCCAGGGCAGGCCTGTGGACCCTCAGAGGTAACAGGCTTGCCGAACTGTGCGCGCCTCGATGGCCTTGTACGGTAGAAATGAGACGTTGCACCTGGGACCGCAGGCCATCTTTCTGGGAGCTACCGACCGGCGCGCTGGCCGATAGAATGAAGCCGGGTGCAACGAGCTCATGTCACGCCCTCGCATGCGAAGAGATCATCAGCCGGTATCGGTTTGCGCATCGCCTTGACCAGGCGCCGCGCGATGTAGTCGGCCTTGACCCGCGTGCGATCGATCACCACCAGCTCGCTGGCATCGAGCCCGCGCCGCTGCGCGAAGGTCTCGAGCGCCGCCGGCGTGAGGCCGACGCGCCGCACCCTGACGTTATAGTAGGCATGCTCGAGCCCGAGCCCGTGGTTGGCGCCGAGGCAGATGCACATGCAGGCGTTGGTCCGGTACTCCTTGAGCTCGGTCGGCTGCATCGCGTTGTGGCAGCGCGCATCGCAGAGAGCGATACAGCGACGTTTGTCGTAGACTGCGAGCACCGTGGTCATCGCTGCACCTCGTGCCTGGGGATGCCGAGCCCCCAGTCGCGCAGGCTGTCGCGCAGCGAACTGCAAACGGCCGCCTGAGATCGCAGCCCCGTGCGCGTGACCTGGTTGTCCTGGTCCTGAGCAAAATCTTCCAGGTGCGGGATGAGAGCATCGAGCGCATCGATGGCGCGCACGATGCACTTCTCGAACGAGTCGTAGTCCTCGTCGGGATCGCCAAGTATGCGCAACAGGTGTGCGCGGTTCATCACTGCTCCGGTTGCTCGTCCATGGTGGCGACCATCTCGTCGTAGTCGCGCGCAAGCGCCTTACGCATTTCGCCGTGCAGGGTGTCGAGAATGCGCAGCGCATCTTGTTTGTCGTCGGCCTTGAGTGCCAGGCAGTTCATCAGCAGACCGATCGCGCAGCCGGCGACGTCATCGAGGTTGTGGCCAAAGACCACGAACCTGATCTGGTCACCGAGGCTCATCTCCTGATCCGCCGGCGAAGAGCGTGGGCGCGTCTCGTTGGATGTGTCCGCGATAGTCATCTGCGATCGCCTCCATTGTCTTGATCTCGTGCTCGGCATCGCGGATTTTCATGCGGCCCTCTGCCACCCAGCGCGGGTAGACCCGCCGGCGCAACCGCAGTTCACGCTCGATGCACTTGAGCTTCGTCTCGTTATCCATCGTCCATTTCCTTGCCGGCCACCACCAGGCTGCACATCAGGTAACCAAGGATCCCGCCGATCGCGAGCGCGGCGTAGATCGCCAATGCGTTCAGCATCATCTCAACCTCCGTTAGCCCCCAGCCAACGGGTTGACTGCCTTCCTTTCGTCTTCGCGTGTTGCACCGAGCATCTCGAGTGCGCGCTCCTGCTGATCAGCGTCTAGGCTGACCATCACTTCCTTGAGGATGTATGCGCGTGCGTCTTCCCAGAACGCCTCGAGCTCGGCCTGCGTCATCGAATGTTTCGACATCGACGGGAGCACGGTGACGGCCGCCTTGCCGGCGCGCAGCGCGATGTCCTTGCCGCGGCCGGTCTCGTAGATGATCTCGGCGCGGAACTCGTCTGGATCGACGTCGAGCATCTTGGCGATCTCGGCGATCGTGGTGAACACCTTGGCGTTGAAGGCAGTATTACGCTCGTTGACGATCTCGACCTCGAGCACGCCACCGACCTTGGCCTTCTTGTTGAGCTCCTGGCGGGCATCATCGTTTGCCGGCACTAGTGCTCCCTTGACCACGTTGAGCTTCATTGGGTGTCTCGCAACTTGCGTAGGCGTTTGGTGATCTCGCGTTGAACGAAGGCGTGATGAGCCGGGATCTCGGTGAGCAGCAGGGCGAGCTGGTTCTTGTTCTTCTCCACCCACTGCTCGATGACGGCGCCATTGTCTCTGCTCGGCGCGCTGTTGATCATGCGCAGCAGTTCAGCCGTCCAGTGCTGCCATTCTTCATCGCCGCGCGGGATCTCCATGGGCTTGTCGGGCTTGTAGATTGCTTCCTGTGCCGGCCCATCGATCGGCGGCTTACCGGTGAAGCGCTCTTTGTTTTCCTTCTCGTTCGACACCGCCAGGCCGAGGATGGCGCGCAGCGCATAGCGCTGCAGGTACGTCATCGTCGACCCCATGGCCTGGATCGCGTTGCGGTTCTGGCCAGTGTCGGGCGGTCCATCGAGCGTCTTCTCGATCGAGTAGCCGTTGCGGTGTGATAGCCGGCAGGTGACGTAGATCCTGTTGCCTTCGCGCTTCTCGGTATGCTCGGCGTCGGGGAAGATGGCGAACAGGCCATGCTTGGCCAGCACCGGATCGATCTCCGCGGCGATCGCCGCCATCGTCTCGTACTTGTAGAGACCTGCTTGCTTGTCCTTGATGACCGGCCGCAGCTCAGCCTTGGCCGCGGCGAGGGCGTTGTTGAACTCGGCCTTCTTCTGCCCGAGCTCGGCCGCCTCGTAGAGCTTGGCCAGGCGCTCGAGCGTGGCGACGTCGGCGCCCTTGTCGACGGCCGCGCGCAAGAGATCGATCAGCGTGCCGCTCTGCGTCACCGTTGATGGCGGTCGTATCGGCTGTGTTGTCAGCGCTTCATTCATCGTCGCGGCTCCTGATCGAGAGGTTGCCCTTCTTGTTGCGCCGGATGGCGATGTCCTTGAAGAACAGGCGGCCGACGTCTTCCGGCACCAAGGATTTGGCTAACGTGGCCGCCTGTTCATGGACATGACAAGCATGGTGGGTTGCCCGCCAGTCCATCAGGTGTCCGATGATCTCGTCGCGATAATTCGGTGTCACGTCGGTGTTGAGATCGACGGTGCGCCACTCTTCCGGCGCCACGAGCTTGGGCAGCGCGACCGGCGGCGTCATCGTCTCCATGCAGATCTTGAACGCCTCGATGCGCGCGATCACTTCGTCGTAGTAGTCCTGGTCAAATTCGATCTCGACCTCTTCCGGCTCGCGGCCGGCGACACTGATCAGCATGATCGCCAGGCTCGCGTCCATGCAGTCACGCTGCACGAGCAGCTGCGGCGTGTAGAACTGTGTCGCCCAGTCGATCGACCAGGACGTGCATTTGCTGTCGATCACCGCATCGCGCACGCGATCGTAGGCATCAAGCGTGCAGGTGAGGAACTCGAGGCGCTTGTGGCGCAACACCTCGCCGCGCTGCTCGAGCGGGTAGCCGAGCTTCTTCTGGTGCCAGTCGAGAATGAACGGCTCCATGTAGGAGCCCTGCTGCACTGGCCAGCTGTTGGACAGATCCTCGGGCGGATCGAGCCCGACGAGCTGGCGCCATTTGGCGTTAAGCTGCTCGGCGGTGCCGTTGACGATCGTCGGCACATCGGAGGCACCGATCTCACCACGCAGGCTGAGTTGCTTAGCGGTGAGCATCGCGCCGGCTCAGATAGCGATCGACCGAGTAGGCATTGACCAGCAGGCGCCGGCCCGGCTTTTTTGTCTCGAGCTTCTTCTTGATGCGGCGATGGAAGTGCCCGACGCTGACATGCAGCAGTTCGCAGGTCTGTTCGATCGTGATTGGTTTCCATGGACCGTGACCGTGACCGTTACTGTGGCGTCGGCGGCGCGCATGCTTGGCCTTGACCATCCTTGTCCTCCACCGGGGCGCACTTTCGCGTTCGCGCGCAATGACTGCTGCGCGCGTCGTCGGGTTCGCCTGTTCGCGTTAAGCCGTTTGGTTTTGCGTCCTGTCGGAACACGCGAAGCAGATTTATTGCGCGTCCAACACACGCGATGAGAGCACACCTTTGGCAAATTGCAAACGCACCAAATATGTACGGATTACTTTGCTACCGCCGGACCATTGGCCCGCAACTGTGATCACGAATGTTTTGTGATGATCACCAATGCTGTGTGATGCTCACGAGTGCGCACG